TTGATTTGGATATTCTCATATTCCCCACCTTTAGGATTAGGACTTTTCTTAATTGTAATCCTTGCATCAAATGCCTGACCCTTGATAGAAGAGAGCATATCCCCAATGGTTACTCCATTCACATCTGCCACATTCAAGATAGCTGCAACACGGGATTTGAAGTATGGCAATCCTGTATCAGTAAACTGGAAGTTCTCAGAGAACATAGACTCATCAGGAACTGGGGCTTCTCCTGCCGCTGTAGAGTATGTCTGTGCTACAGAGTAAGTGATAGAGAGGCGATGATTCTTACCTGCTTCCTTAGCCTTAATCAATTTTGCATCCTTAACAGATAGGCGATATTCACCTGCTGGGGGATTAGCAAAGTCTGGTGCAGCCTGTACATTGTCGAGGGTCTGATTCAGCATTGCTTCCATATCATCGCCAACCAGTGTCATGTCATTATTTTCAGTGTTCATTTTAATTTTCCTATTGAGTTAAGTTGAGTTGCTTAGAGTTACTTCTTTACTTTCGACTGCCTAATTAACCTTACTACTTAGGCGAGGATTCCTCCTTCTTGCAGGATACTCTTCATAGAGAGTTCTTTTCCTGCTTCTATCTTTGCATTGGTACGAGAACCAGTAGTAGCATCACTCCTATACAATGAACTAGAACCTGCTGCATGTTTGCCCATCTTAATCTCTACGAAGATAACAGTGCCAAAATATTTAGCTACCTTCTGACAGAATGCTTTAGTTCCAATAAGAGGAAAGAACCTATCCCTCTTAACTCCATTCATCTCTTCTTCGATAGGAATTACATGAGTAATCATTACGAAGTTGGTGTAGTAGGCAGCTTGCATTACTCCAAGAATATCTCCTAGCCATTTACCTTGCAGGGAGTAGTGGTCGAATTCAGGCTTGGCTGTTACATCCTTTCCTGCCATTGCCATTGCCATTGCACTATCCCCTAACTGACTACCACTGTCTATAACGACAAGGTCTTTCTTAGTCAGGGAGTTCATTAGGAATTCTACTACAGACTTACCAGCCTTACTGCACTCTAAGCAGTCTACCTTACCATGAGCATCACAGATTTTAATAGGAACAGTTCCTTTAGAGGAGAATGCTTTAAGCATTGTTTCAATTCCACGAGGAGTTTCCCTAGTATCAGGAATTGAGATAAGAGTAATCTTAGCCAACTCCTGTTCTGTTAAGCCCATATGAAGTAAAGTCTCTGCTCCATTCTCTAAATCAAACCAGAAGATTCTTTCAATCTCTGGAATCTGTGCTGCTGTTCCTACCAGTTTAGTTTTACCTGTCTTAGGTTGGCCGTAAATGAGGACAGAATGGTTAGGTCGAGAGACTGTTGTTTTCTTAGCAAGTTCGGCGAGGTTCATTTCTCTTACTCTCCCTCAAATGCTATTTTATCCAATGCTGTAATTTCTGAGATACAAGACTCTGCAAGAGTACCTTGTAATTTAGTGTAGTCAGGGGCAGGATATGCGTCTAGATTCTTTTCCTTAGCTATGAGTTGCATTTGTTGTACCCGCTGCATCATAGAAATTTTATCCTCTAGACATAGGTATCCTGCAGGGTAATCTATTACTTGCTTAGTTCTCATTCTAGTTCTCCTATTATTAAGTTTAATTTAGTTTAATTTAGTTTAATTTAGTTTAGTTCGTTCTCAATCAATGTTGCATAGCCACTAATATCATGCCAACTGTCTGCATAGGTAGGGTCTCCATTCAGAATCCTTCCTATCTTATGGGCAATCATTTCCAAACTTTCCTTCATCTCATCTGGCAGAAAATTCCAGTTAGGAGATTCTACCATAGCACGTTTGATATTCTGTGTGATAGTAGCATGAGTAGGGAAGTCTCCATAACGAGAGCCTCTTTCTTCTAATGTATTAGATACTGCTGCTTGCTTAACTTTATTCATTCTTGTATCTCCTTAATTAGTTTAGTTGAATTGGTTTGAATCTTATGGGTTACTTTCATTATTTCTCTATCCCTGCCAATAGAGTAGCAGTATTGCATTAGTTCCTTTAAACTTTGCTTACTCATATTGACTGTTCCTCCATCAGGAATCTCTTTCTCAAGATGATTATTAATCAGTCCATTCAGTTGAGGCTCTGTTAATCTTGTTACATTCTTAGGCATTTTCCTAGCTTCTTTCTATGTGGTTATCAATCAATTCCTGTAAGTCATAGACAAACTGATACTCTATAGTATCCTCTGGAATCTGTTTGTACCTATCCAGTACTTGCATTCCACAAGTTCCAAAGTGTTTGCAGGGACGCATATATTGAAGGCAGTTTCCGCCCCTTCTGGGGAAGACTTCCAACTCTAGCATCTGCTCTAGTCTGGATACATCCATTCCCAATGAGATAAACCAGTTCAATCTATCTTGTAAGGTCTTAGGATATTCCTTTACATGAACAGTAGGACTGAACCCTCCGGCTGACTTGGAATTAAGTTGGCCTATTAGATAGAGAACATCATACTCTGAATTCTCTTCCCCTGCTATCTTGTCGAGGACAATACTGTAGCCAAGGGCTTGGCCTGAATTCTTATAGATAGGGTCAAGGTCTAGTAGGTTAAGTCCTGTTGTCTTATTTTCAAGGATAGCATACCTTTTATTCCACTTGTTCCTTAACACAACATCTACGTAGCCTACGAAGTAAATGTTATTAGAGGAGTCCTGCTTGCCTACATTATTGAGGCGGAAAGAGAGTTCTGCTGCGGGCTTATCTTGGAAGTATGCTATCTCCCAATCTTGAAGGAGGTCGTCTAGTCGAGGGATAGTAACTAAGAGAAGATTGAGGAGGATTTCTTCTGTCCTCTTATCATCTTCTAGGATAGGCCAATAGGCTTTCCATGCAGCCATTAGACTTAGTTCTATATCTTGGGTGATAAAATAGGTGGAGACTCCTTCTCCGAATGCCTTACCAAATACTGTGGCAGGATAGTCCTGTTTATCAGGAGCACCTTCGAGGAGTCTGTCAAGTTGGAAGAGACGCTCACAAGTTAAAAGAGTTTCGAGGGCTGAATGAGATAGGCGAATGTTCACTTGGATTAGTTTCCTATATAGGTTAGATTGATAGATAAAAGTCGCGGCTTAATTTCTTTTAGAAGGGATAATTCAACTGCCTACTCTTCAAAGGGAGAGGAGAATAGACAGAAGAGTATCTCTCAAGCAAACGGAATCAGACTGCCTTACAATGCCATAGCTCATATAGAGGCTGGAAATCTTGGGATAGTGGACTCGGTAGGGAGTATACTAGGTTCTTTTATTTCTTATCTGCTTCTGTTGCTTCAAAGGTGAAGGTGTAGAACAGGTCATCTTCTTTCAGGTCATATGCTGTTGAGTAGCCTGTTAGATTAACATTGGTCAGAGCCTTACCTCCACGAACTCGTGCCATCTGTGAAAGAAAACTCATTACAAGTTTAGTTGTTTTATTCTGCTCACTTTTATTACGAGAGTATGCGAGGAAGTCAACAGTAGCTTTCATCGCCCCTAGTTCAGCTACTGCAAAGGTCATTTGATTAGTGGGTTCTACTGTCTGTGCATTCATTGTTTGTTACTCCTTTATTAAGTTAATTAAGATTAGTTTGCTGCTTGCATTAAGTAATGCTACCACTTCAGCTTTCGCTGCCACCCTTTCGGCTCCTTACAACGTCCCGCCGATGCTGACTTACGTCTAAACGTAGAAGGGTGTTCGTGGTCTGGACTATGCTATCGCCATTGCTAATAAGAACTAGACAGCGTTCTCGATAAGTTATTGCAGTCTGATAAAGCGAGAGTCTATCCTCCCCGCATCTGCATCTACTCTACTATTAGCTTTAGGCATTCCGTCTCTAGTCTCTACACCTTCCCTTACTAATTCCACCTGTAAACAGGATAGCAGCATTGTCATACTGCGCTTCAGGGCTTGGCTCGGCGTTGGCACTTCTCTATCCCTAGAGATTAAACAGTCCCTTGTTAGAACGTTCGCCGAATTTACGGAAATTCAATTACTGAGCATCCAAGCCTAGGGGCATGTTGTTTAACTACCATGCTTGCCTATCTTTGATTAAACTAATACCTTGTCCAAGGTCGGTTACATATCGGAGGAGTTTAATAGATACTCAATCTAGCGGGTTTCCCACGTTGCTGTTACGCCTTGAAGTGACTACCAAAAGTATTCAAGACTACCAACAACATTCTTTATCTTTCGCTAGCGACCTTCTATTTCTTTTACTTTCTTTCTTCTCTCCTAAAAGTCATCATCACTTACTTCTGCCATTGCCTTAGCTAATTCCACCTTACTAAGAGCCTTAGGCTTTCCTGTTGCTATCTTTCTTTCTTTAGGTGCAGTAGCAGAAGCTAATGCAATTCCTACCATCCTTCTTAAATTAGCTATTGCTTCTCCAATATCTTCTGGATGAAGGAGAGAACAGGCTGCTGGATTCTCTAGTAAGGCTTTCTTAAGAGAAGTCATTTCTCCTTTGAGAGATTCTCCATCGAAGTTGCAAAGGTTCTTTATCTTGATAGAGATTTCACTTGCTACTTGGGCTACTTCTGTATCTATTGAATTAGTCATTTCTTCTCTCCTATTATTCCGCAGGCGGCTTCGATGGCGCGGGCGAACCTGCGTACCGATTCATTTGGCAGCATCGCTTCGCACATAACTAGCGATAAATGTGTACCCCAAACTGACATTATTTCTGCATCACTCAGCGGCTTCTGCTGCGTTGCGCCTGCCTCACGATACAGTGGGATATTCCAATCACCCTCGGCAACTTTGACCATTGTTGTCTGCCCACCATGCTGCGCGTAGGCTTCTTCATAGTGGCTGTGAGTGAAGCCGATGGGTTTCTGCCTCAGCTCCTTCTCAAGCTCTGCGCGTCCGGCTTGCTTGCCTTCACGGAATTTAGTAGCAAGCATGTTTGTAGTAGCTTCCATTCCGTAGTTGTATCCGCGCTGATACTCCGCCACTTTGATTGCGGTGAGTTCTTCTGTTCCTGAAACGGTCGC